GAAGCTGGCAATACCACGAACACAAATAGCAACTTCATAATCACCCTGAAGGATCTTCAGGTTCTCTGCTCGGAACACAGCCTTGAACTTCGATTTAGTAGAACCGATGTTGATGGTGAACGCATCATTGGTCTTACCTTCGGGATCCATGGCCTTGAGCATCAGCTTGGAACCATCACCAACGACAGCAATATTGGCCAGACCAGCCACAGACATTGCCTTGGTGATCTTCTGGAAATCTTTTCCGTTTAGAGTAAACTTGATATCTTCCGAAGGAAGGGTGATAGTTTTCTCTGGAGCAACGGTCGAGATTGAATCCTGATCAGCAAAGTAATAAGCAAGCTCCTGATCGTCTTCTGTGATGTTCAGATATTTGTCATGGAATTCAAGCTCTGGTTCTTTAAACAGAGAAAGGCAACCAATGAACTTACGAAGATCATAGATAGCAAACTGCTGTTCAAATTCTTCTTCAACATCTGCCACAGCAAATACTGCTTTGGAAGCCGAAATAGTCTTCAGCTGATTGCCTTTCCGAACAAGGATGATCGGATTGATACTAGAGAAGTTTTCAAGAATACCAAGTGTTTCATTAGACAGTTTCATTATAAATTATACTCCTATTTCTTTTTCAGTTGATGCATATCAGCAGTAGCAGCAGCACCGATTTGGGCAAGATCAACCAGAGATCCGCCGAAGATGTAAGATCCAACGTGCTGTAGTTGAATCCACGGACATAGCCAAACTTTTAGGCCGATGTTTCTTGTCCACTGGCAGAACATATAATCTTCTGACAGGTAACGCTTTGAGACGGGATCGATCGGCGTATCAAAATATGCAATGATCTCGCGCGATCCATCGAAGTGTTCTGTTCTAACGTGGTCGGGTTTATAAGACTGTTTTGGATAAGCAGCAGCAAATTTCTCAAAGGTATTGCGTCTGATCATCATAAAGCCAGTTCCTGCTTCAAGAATTTCAGCAGGCTCTGTTAGTGCGATTTCTGTCTTACCGTTGGCTGGATTGAACACATAGTCACCAACGAATTTTTCAAGGACACTTGGATCCTTGTCAGCAAAACCCTTATCAACTGCCATCTTGATCTTTTCCCAAGAGATACACTTTTTGGGATATGGACCACAAAGAATGTCATACTGATCTTCTTCTGGATTTTCAGACTGTAGTGCAAGAAGAGCAATGACGTCGTTTGCATTGAAACCAATATCAGAGTCAATGAACATCAGGTGAGTGTCGCCAGATCTCATGAACTCATCGGCACAATAGTTTCTACCACGAGTGATTAGAGACTCGTTGAAGAGGAAATAGAGCCGCAGTTGAATTCCATACTTCTGGCAGAGGGCAGAAAGATCTGCTACTGAACGAGAAAACAAACCGCTACATTGTCCGCCATACATGGGGGTTGCAACAAACAGTTTTCTGTTTTTTAGAATATCAGTAGAGACCTGGATCTTAAGAGATCCATTCTCAATGCTAATTGGTGATTTAGAATTTTCCATATTTCATTCCTATTATAGTTTGTGTTTTCAAAAAAGTCAAGTTATTTTTCGCCATCATCCCATTTAAAACGATCATCATACTGTTCGAATTTGCTCTTTTTTGTTTCATACTCCATTAAGAAGAGAAGGCAGCAAAGAGCGTGGGCAAGGTGGGATCGTTTTGTTTCGGGGTCAAGATCTTCTCCCTGATTGAAAGCAAAGATATGCCTTAGAGAAGCAGCAATAAGCCTCGAGTAAGACATCCCCTTTGCCCAATTATATGGTGCATATTTCTCGGCGCCAAACCTTAGAATTTCACCAACTTCCATAAGAGCAGCCATTGGCAAAAGATCTAAAGGAACCTTTCCAAGATCGTGTTTAACCCCACCAACTTCCTTGTCGGTGTTTTTCTTTAGATCTTTGGTTTTGGATAGATCACCCATTATTTAGTCTCTCCATAATATGTTTGACGATCAATTTCTTATTTTCTTCATTCTCGTTAGCGTATATGCTGATGCTGAATTTCAAATCCAGATTTGAGAGAATGTTACTTACCTTACTTTCTCTTCCGCGCAACCAGGTTTCATTTTGATTGCTTCCGCGTTCTTTATACCTAAGTTCTCTTGTTTTCTTGTCAGTATTAAGATAGATCATATCGAGATCATAGTTGTACTGACAGTGTTCCAGGAAGGATGCTGTGGACAGTCTATCACCTTCGAAGATAACAACTGAATCTTTAGGAAGTTTTGCCAGAAATTTAATTGCCTCAGGCTGAACAGCCATTGACATCTTATCTGTACCACAGAAAACCTCACCCTCTTCATATTTACCCAGAATGTAAATATTATCTTTCTGGTGATATGGCACCAGAGGGAAATCGGTCTTATACTCTTTACTGATACCCAATTTATCAAACAGGGCCAACATCAAGGTGGATTTACCAGATCCAGGCTCACCAAATATAGCAATTACTTTCATGCGAAAAACATCTCCAAACCGTTTGAGGGCGTTTCCATACCATCAAACATCCAATTCATCCTATCAATAGAACCAGTCTTTATATACTCGCCAAACTTATTATTGTCTATTCCGCTGCGTTTGTCAAGCTTTTTTTCAATAGTTTCTTTTCTGGCCTGCCAGAGAACGTTCCATTCAATGCCATTCCAGTTATCAGAGGCAACCTGCATTATTTCTTCGGCTTGTCTGTCCAAATAATAACCTAGATATCTTGATGATTTCTCTCTAAATATCTTCTTAAAACTGCAGAGACAAGTTTCAAAAGTAAAGTTATCAAACTGATCGGCCAAATCAGGGAATCTGCTTCTCATTTCAATTAGAATTTCTTCTGATTGTGACTCAAGCCAACCATATTCTTTTGATGTGAGTTTGGTATCAATCCATTCTTTCTTATTCAAAGCGAAGCACAATCCGTTTCTATGTGACCTGCTGCCTGAATAATCTGATAACATCAACGATGTCGGCTCAATCTTAATTCCAGCAGTATGTTTAAGATGCTGTAGGTAAAACCAGGTAGTGTATCTTCCAAACTTGTGAAAGTTTTTGTTTACGGAATCCCACAGGTTATCAAAGTTCTTTTTTTCATTATCGCCGAACTGGGATTCAATTACTTGCCTTTGTGATTTCTTACCAAAGTATTTCTGATAAGACTCAAACATAATAGGCAGGTGGCCTTTATTATATTTTGTATCTGTCTGGTATCTAAGCCTCTTGTAGTTCTCATTATTCCATTTGGTGATTCTGTCTAGGGTAGCCAATTCGTAATCGGGGAATTCGTTTTTGAGGACCCATGACGTTGGAAGATAATATGTGTTACCATAAAGCCAACATAGCCAGATGCGTTCTTCATCATTGTGTTGGTATCTTTTATTGAGATAATTGGTCATCCAAACAGATGGGTCGCAATCTTTATATTTAGTCGACCAAGCATACCACCTGATGAACAATTCCCTGTTATCTAACATAAAAAATTCTCTAAGCTTGATGATACTGGTTTAACAAAAACTTCAACACAACCACCTTTACCTTTTCTGTAGACAGATTTCAAGATGAACGGATCATTTATGTCATAGTCTCCGTCTTCAAATCTATTCCCGTTTACTCTGAATAGAGAAAGTTGGCTTCCAGATTTCTGTTTACCTAGAAACTTAAAGCCACACTTCTCATAGAACACAACAGCATCAGGCTCAGCTGAAACTCTAAAATATTCAACTCCACTCTCAACAGCTTTCTCAAGAGCCCAATTACATAACGTCTTACCAACACCCAATCCTCTTGAAGAATGAAAGGTGTGTAACAGTTGGAGGTTCATTGTCTTTGGTTTTGTTTTTGATATGGTTGTTATGATTGAACCAAGCAGAACATCTTCTTTGAAGACACCGTAACAGTTATCCCAGATATCCTGCATATCTGCCTTTGCCACAAAGGTCTTGGCAAATCTATCTTCTTTTTTATCTGTTATGTGTTTTACGAAAACATCACGGGAAACTTTAGATACTATGGTATTCCCGCTTCTTTGTTCCTCTTGATTTATCATATTTAGTTCTGTTCCAGCCGCCATATTCTTTATCGTCCCAAACAAATTCCGGAAATGTAAATTTTTCTTGCTCAAGGATCTCTGAAACATCAGGACCACCATTAAGAGCAGAGTCAATAAATTTCTCAACAAACCTGAATTGTGATTCGATCTCGTTTCTTTTAATTGTAGATCGGAAACACCTAAACTCAATTGTCCCTGTGTGTTTCATACAATAAGTGTTGATTGCATATCTGAACGGTCTTCCCATAGAAACACCGTCTTTACCAGCCGCGTGAAGTTTAATAAAACTTGCAAAATCTGTAGCAAGATTGATAATGTTATCCGACATATATGGTGGCATCTCACGACCACCATCAAGCTTTAGATACGACTTGGCGTTCTTGTGCTTTTTCATGTTATAACCTTCATAGAAGCCATAACAAGCAGCAATTGTCTCTGTTTGATTTTTCTTGATATATTTAATCAGACGTTTCAGGCCATCAACGTCATCTTTTAAACCTGGAACATAAACATGAAGGTGGCCATGATTAACACAAGATGCCGAGGGTTGGTCGCCGTGATGGACAAAAAGATCATAGAGTTCCATGATCCTGTCAACCTGCTCAGGCCAGGTTTTTGTTGGCTTTGTATTTATTTCTCCGCCAAATGGAGGATCTAGTCCAAGCGGATCACAAGCAATGTATCGGTGAGGATCTCGAATATTTACAATATCGGTCTCAGCATATTCCCATTTACCGAGATTATCCGGGATAATAACATTCCTATTAATATCACCCCACTCAATCTCATAACCCCAAGTAAACTTGGATTTATCATAATTCATATTGTAAATCTTTCTTGTTTGTGGAAATCTTATCTATGTCAAGACCCATATATCCATAAGTTGTAGTATATATTGTATTTTGCTCACAATCAATCATAAATCTAAAATCATTAATATGTTTTCTGGATCTTACTAAGATATCTCTTGTTGATGAAACAATATATCCATTATGGACATCAGCGTAGCTTAAGGGTCTCTTGCGATTTCTATAAAATCTAATATTTCCATTTAAATGTAATTCACAAACAGACATAGAAGAATCTGACCACTCAGCAAGAGGCTCTCTTCCATTTTCAATACTCTTTAATACCAATTCAGAGTCATTCTTTGTCTTACAAGAATATCCATAAAGAGATTTCCAACTCTCGGGAGGTTCTTGTGTAATGACACCATTGTGGACTATTGATACATTATCATTAAACATCGGCTGATTATAGTTCAGGTCTGATGTTGAATATCTGCAATGGCCGACCATTGCAAGATTACCATCCTCGTTGATAAATTGTTCTATATCATGCTTGTCAATAAACTCTAATGCAGATACAGGTTCAATGACTGTGTGTATTTTATTGTTCTTAAGATAAGAAACTCCTGTTGCATGCAATCCTCTTATTGAGGATTGAATAAACACATCTTCAACTAGATTTAAATTATCTGAAGTTACATCTTTTAAATAAATTCCAATAACAGAACACATTACGCGAAAAACTCTTCAAGAGAAGATTTGAATGCTTCAGGATGATATTTCTTAAGCGTCTCAACATCTAGTTTACTTGAAAGATAGTCATACCATTCTTGCTCGCCGAACATTCCAGGAGAGATTCCGTTCCACAATGTTCGCTGTAGTGGGTGATCCTTATTCTTTCTGCGATCTTCTACAAACTGTTCTCTGGTCTTTTCATACTCATAAGAACCAAGCTCAAGCATTTTCTCACGGAAATAACAGACCAGTGAGATTCGCTCTGCTTTCTCATGATTGAGTTTGATCTCAGTGTTTCCATGAATGATTTCATGGTTGTTAACAAGAAGAAGATCGCCTGGACGAACATCAACAGCAATACGATACTCTGGGAAAATCAAATATCCTCCTGTGTATTGTCCGTCACCAAGCGTCAGTAGATTTGAGATACCTTCCTGGAAATCGCCAGCGTCACGATGGGCTGCTGTTCTGAATGACTTGTTGACAGTGATTGTTGTAAAAACTGTTCCAGGAACAACAAATCTGCTGTCCAATTTCTGGGCCGCATCATTTTGATTTCCCCAACGCCACGGCATCAGTTCCCTGTAACCCTGATCAAGCTTCTGCAAGAATGGAAAAGACTTGGCAAACTTCTCTGGATTGTCTCTAGTGTAAGAAGTTGCCCGTCCATAGGGAATTCTTGGATAACGATCATACCATCCCGCAACACCAGAATAAACTGATTTGGCGTAATTGGTTACTGAGATCCATTCAGTGGCGATTTTGTTTGCTTCCTTGATTTGTTTTTCTCTTGAAAGCTTTTCAATCTTGTCAACCCAATCATCAAACCAGCCATGATACTCTGGATATTCTTTAGTTACCTGAGAACGAAGCCAAACCTGCCCGCGAGTTTCTTCAGTCTTGTTCTTGTTTTTCTTATGCTTGTCTCTGATTTCTGTGAGTGATGGGCCTTCCCAAAGCATACTCTTTTCGTTCATAAAATATTCAAGAACCTCAAGCTCATAATCAGTAACCCAATCGCGCCCACCACGACCATCAACAGACAAAGTAGCCCCTCTGGGTCCAGCGGCGAGACCTCTGTTTTGAGATTCTGTAGCAGCTTCTTTAAGACCTTCATATGCAGCGTCTCTAATTTTTTTGTTGAAATAATTCTTACGAAACTTAAAGGCAATATTGCGTTCATCCTGCCCGCTCGGGCACGAGGAACAATTTCCACCACATTGCAGTTGGGTGGCAATATCACAGTTCGGTGGCATATAACCATCAGTATCTTCAGTGACAAGAATATCGTAATGCGATTCATCTAGGTACTGACCCAATAGATGTTCGCAGTCGACTTTTTCTTTTGCAACAATAACCTTAACCATTTGCTGATCCTTGCGGTCTGATACGTTTTTTCTTAGCTTGTTCTAGATGATAACGGTTTGCTCTTTCGTGCATAATGTGTCCATCTAGATGGTCTTTCTCATGAAGGAAACATCTAGCAGTCATTCCGTCAAAAACTTTTGTAACAACTTTGCCATCTGGTTCTGTATATCTTACTCGAATTCTTTTGGGACGTTTTACCTTTAATGCCATTCCAGGAAAAGAAAGACAACCTTCTTCTAGTATAACCGTCTCGCTAGAAACATCAACCACTTTTGGATTAAAAACGCCAATAACACTTTCTGCTCTCATAACAAAAGCCCTATAAGGCAATCCACACTGGGGAGCAGCCAATCCAAGGGCATTATGTTCAATGAGAGTTTTTCCAAGATTCCTATAAAGAATTACAGGATCAATAGGCGGATTCGAAAAGTCAAATTCTTCTGTTCCCAATTTAAGGATTGGGTCATTCTCATCAACCAATTGCAAAACTTGGGGGATAGTTGAATGAATAGAACTGAAAGTATCAACTGGTTTATTTACTAAAAACTTTGCATCAAAAGTATATTCTTGTTCCATAATTACCTCCACATTCACTATTATTTAGACATGATATCAAGCTCTTAGTTCCATTTTACTGAAATTCTTCTCTTTCTTAAATTTGATGACAGAGTGGAACTTATCATACAGACCATCGGCTTTGTGAGAGATAACAAAGACATTAACATCAGAAGTAAGATTCTCTAGAATCTTCATGAACTCTTCTGTACCATTATTATCAAGAGAACTATCAAACACTTCGTCCATAATGAGAAGATTGGTAGATGCCGAGTTTCTCATTTTTGCAATCGCCCGCCAAGTAAACAACAAGGCCAAGTCTACCCGCATTTTTTCGCCTTCTGAGAAGGAGTTGTAAGAAAACTCATCCCTGTATCTACTCTTGATTGTTTCCTCAAACTTCTCGTTGAGTTCAAACTGAATAAAGAAATCCAGAGCAGATAGATACTTGTTAATAAGCTTATTCATAATTGGAACATATTGTTTAATGATTCTGGTCTTGACACCATTATCTTTAAGTAGATACCCCGAGATGTTTATGATGTTTCGCTTATCATATAACTGCTCTTTAAATTTCATCTCGGATCTAAGTTTTTCTTTCAGTTTCTTGATTTCATCTTTAGTACCATCAATAATCTTTGTGTTGTTTCTTACACTCTCGATCTCAGAATTAAGCAGGGTTACGCTTTCGTTCCAAGAAAAGATCTTATTGTTAAGGGTTGAAATCTGTTTATTGATATGGTCAATGTGTTTTTGGATTTTCTTGATTTCACTGATTCTATTGTTGATGCTCGTGATTTCTTGCTCTAGTTTGTTAGAGCCGTCTACAAGCTTATCAATCTGTGCGTTCTTTTTCTCGATTTTCTTTTTCTTAAACTCTTCTTCGAGAGCCTGGTGGCAAGTTGGGCAGTTATCATTGTCCTGATAGAACTTTAATTCTTTTTTGGTTGTCTTAAGTTTATCATCAATCTGTTTATCGAACTCGAGACTTTTAGAGAGTTTTTTCTGAACTTGTTTTTCGTCTACAACAGACTCAATATATTTGTCAAGCTCTTCTTTAATAGTTGAGAGCTCTACATTGGCTTCTTGAATATATGTCTGGATTGTCTGGATAGATTGTCGTTTCTTATCAACAATATCATCATTGTTCTGTTTAATACTGTTGACGTGTTTCTTCTGCAACTCAATTTGATTCTCGAGAAGCATAATAGAATTTTCTACTGTTGCAATATCAGACTTATTCTCATCAATCTTACTTTTAAGAAGAGAGTTCATTGTAGAGAATATCTGAATGTCCAACAGATCTTCAATAACTTCTCTCCTGACGTAAGGAGATAATTGCATGAATGGAATAAAGTTGGCCGAACCGAGGACAACAATTTGACTGAAAGATTTGTGTGTTAGTTTGAGGATGCTCTTCTCAAGAACATCTTGATATTCTGTTATTCTAGAATCTTGATTGATAAGTTTGTTGTTCTGGAAGATCTCAAAGAAGTATGGTTTCATACCCCTTCGAATAAGATAGTGTTTACCACCAACATCAAATTCACACTCAACAACACAATTCTTTCCAGTGATAGAATTTATCAGCTGGGGTTTGTTGATATTTCTAAATGCCTTGCCATACAGAGCAAACGAAAGTGCATCCAGAATAGTTGATTTACCTGCACCATTTTCGCCAACAATGAGGGTAGATTTCGATTTATCCAGAATAATTTCTGTGAACTGATTTCCACTTGAAAGGAAATTCATATATCGAATCTTCTTAAAATGTATATGCATATTAAATACTACTCCAGAGACAACGCCTCATTATAAAGCTCTTCAAGGAATTTGTCAAGTTTTTTCTTGTCAACCTGGACATCTAATTGGTCTGTTACTTTCCTGAGAATGCTCAGCGTATCTTCTGTCTCATTAACAGAATCATCTTCCTGAGATACAGCAAAGTATTCTTCCATAATTTGGAGATTTGCCGGAGAAACTTTCTCAAGATTCTCAACAAACAGACTAAAGAGATATGGGTTGGTCTTGTTTTCAATGATAAGCTTTACATACTTACCCGAATATTTATTATAATCAATATTGTTGATGTCTTCAATCTTCCAATCTTCATCTCGGTAGTAGACTTTTTCGAAGATAGTAAACGGATTGCGAATAAACGTCAACTCTCGAGTCTCTGTGTCAAAGATATGAAAGCCCCTCTCATCATCATAGTCCGACCAAGTCATCTCATAAGGAGCGCCAAGATAATTGATATTACCTCGAGTTGACTTGTGGTGAAAGTGTCCTGAGCAAACAACATCAAACTTATTAAAGATCTGCTCTGAGAGTCCTTCATCAGTATAAGAACCGCGATACATCTCAAAGCCAGAGATCTCAAGGTGTCCGAACAATATTTGAGCTTTAGTATTGTTGATATACTCCATACTCTCGTGATAGTTACCGGAGCATATCCATGGGAGCATTGCTATCTTAACACCCTCCACATCAACATCAGTAGCCTCATCATAGAAATTCATATTCAACTTTGTGTTTGAAAACAATTCTTTCATTGAATTGACTTCATTAGTATTCTTGAAAGTAGTGTCGTGGTTACCGACAATAGCATCAACTTGAATGTTTTCTTCCGAGCATTTCTCAAAGAAATTTCTTAGATTTCGGGCAGTCATATAGTTGATATACTTTCTTCTATCAACAATATCACCAAGATGGAAGATTCTATTGATGTTATTCTTTTTTAGATATGGAAAGAAGAACTCATAGTAGAACTTATTGAAAAACTCTGCGAAGATTTGACTATCTCCGCGAGCACCCCAGTGAGTATCCGTTAGCAAAGCAATTTTCATAATATTTCCTTATACTACATCAGTATCAATAAACTTCTCAATACCCTTTGCCTTTTTCTTTTTTGGAACTTTATTCTCGAACTTATCAATAAGGCTATCAAGTCGGCCATCTGTATTCAGATCAACATTTACATGGTGATCATCGCTACCAGAGCTTCCTGTGTTATCAGAAAGAGTATTATCAACAAGCCCTCTTTCTAGCATCTTGTGTTTAATGTAAGTCTGTTTCTTCTCTTTTTGCAACCTTCTTATGAAAGCATTATTGATGATCATAGTAAAATATGCAAATGGATTATCATGCTTGTCTGGGTTGAAGTTGTGTATGTATGCCAACACGTTTTCAATTCCATCGCCAATCATTTCTTCTTTGTATGTGTAGCCAATGAAGTTTGGTCTGTTTGATAGCCTTGTTGCTATCTTGATAATACATTCTCCGATATATTCCGGAACCCTTGGTTTTGGAGTATTGTTTTGTTTTGATTCTCTATATGCAGCAATAAACTTAACCATTTCGGCATATAGTTTTTTGTTGTCTACATAATGTACACCAGACTTTTTTCCCATTTTATTTCTCTTTAATTTATAGTATTGTTATGTCTCTGGACTATCTTCCCAGAAGTAATTTGATCTTCAATACTTTCCTGTAACAGTTTTTCATTGATGATGTCTGTCATCTGAACTAGAACTTCTTTTGTAGTTTCTTTTTGCTTGGCGAGTTTCTTGAGAACAGCAGTATAGTACATCAATATCTCGTAAGAAACATCAGTTGTAAAGTCTATTGAGGATACCTGAACATACATTAAGTTTGTTTCTGATTCTTTGATTGGACTGTCCATAAACATCATACTTCCCAGTTCATTGTCTTCATAATATATCTCAACTGGGTTTTTGACCATAATAACAGTCTTCTTGGTATCTAGAACTTCGCCAACAATCTTTGTGTTATTGATGGACAACATCTTAATGTTTTTTGTGTTCATTTTATTCCCACATTATAAATTTGATACTCAAACTGTTCTTGATCATATATTCCGCATCTCTCAATGAAATGCTTTAATGTAAAATTCTGTTTCTTCCCAACGCTGAGATCATCAACAATATCATACAGAATTGCACCTTTCTCGTCTTTTTCTTTATGCAATCTTAACATACGACCTATTGACTGCAGAACCTTGATCTTTGATTTACTTGGGCTTGCAGCAATCATATGGTGCAATCTCTTGATATTTGTTCCTGTTGAAGTAGTTCCCAATGAAGCAACAAGAATTGCATCGTCGTTTAATTCGATTGACTTTCTAATATCTTCTCTTGAATCAACATCAACAGTACCGTCGATATGAAAGACATTATCGGGTCTAACTTCACTCAATAGAGAATAAATCTTTTCACCATGATCTCTCAACCTAAAGAACACAAGTCTATTACCTTTTAGTGAAAGAGTCAAGTTTTTTATGAATTCATTTCTATTCTCGTGGTTAACGAGAAAGTCGACCTCTGAATGATAATCCATACCCTTGACCAATTGACACTCGGCCTTTGAATACCTAAGAACAATACACTTGATTTTAAGTTTTGATGCGAATCCTCTGTCTATCATATCTTTGGTTGTGATAGAACTATATTGTGGACCAAACACTCCTTCAATTGTTGCCTGATTTAGAGGCTGGTCATCTAATGTTCCTGTCGTTCCGAATCTATATCTACATTCTTTGAGATTACACATAATCTCTACCATAGAAGCTGCCTTTGCTCCATGAGCTTCGTCACCAAACACAACACCAAATTGCTGATACCATGCGGGCGGCATCTTGGTCTTACCGTTGTTTAGAGATTGCCATGTAGTGATAACGACTTCGGCGTCGATATTATCTTCTTTAGAGAGTTTGTCGGTAGACTTGTGGATCTTTCCTTTAAATCCATAATCTCTAAAGTCGCCTTCCATCTGATTAACAAGCTGGATAGTAGGAACAATAATAAGCTTCTTGTGTTTCTTATACCAAGATGATATTAGATAGATAATCAGAGATTTACCAGAAGATGTCGGAGATAGCAGAGTTCTTCTTCCTGTTCGAATGCATTTGACAACAGATTGAATCTGATAATCTCTTCTCTCGAATTTAGAAGGTATCTTAAGTTTCTCAATATGATCTAGAATCTCATGCTCAGAGACACTGTCATATGTCAATTCGTAATCAAAGGTAAATGGATAGTTTCTCGAATCACAGAACTTCTTAATTCGTTTTGCTAATCCAACATAAACCAAGCCTGTTTGTGTATTGACAAGACGGATCTTTCCATCCCAAACTCTAGATTTAAACTTAGGATGGAATTTATAGTTCGGTGCAAAATACGTAAAGCTGTCTGCTATTTCTCTCAAAATACCAGGCTCACACAATATTCTTGCGTGTACATCATTTACATATTCTAGATGAACACTATCAGTCAACAAAATATCTCATAATCAAACCCCGTTGGTAAATTTAATAAACTCAAGTGCAGTGTGGATGTTATAGCCTCTATTATTTAGTGTTCTGATAATAGACTCTAGAATCTCAACTTTTTCTTCCTGAAGACCGATCTTCAAAGAAAGGTTGATTATGTCTTTGTCGGCTTCAATATAATTCTGCACATCTGCCTTGAGAACTCTTCCAGCTGCTGGAAGCTCCCAGCCTTTCTCATCAGTCTCTTCATTGGGACCTTGTGTGAAGAACTCAAACTTGGCCAACTTAAGTTGTTTATACTCGGCATTGAGTTTCTTCAAGACCAATCTTTCGTTTGAATAGATCTTGTAATACTTGTGATGAAGCTGGGGAATTTTCAAAGATTCCCCAGCCAGCTCAGTTTTATCAATTTTGGAATCAGACTCCCAAAGATCATGAATCTCTTCAAGTTTCATTTCTAATCTTTCTTAGGAGTATTACGTAATGCCCAGATAAGTGCACTGATATCCTTATCAAGATTTTGCTTCATAACATAGAAGACAATGAGCGAGAGACCCACAAAGAGACCGACAGCACAAGAAATGATAAGAGAAATACCGATAGGCAGGAAAATGTAAACGGAAGAAATGGCAGCAAACAACATAAACCAGAAAATAGTCAGGGGCATATAATATTATCCTATGTCATAATAAGTGTATTGAAATGAAACCGAAGATTCGATATAGTTGACGTCAGTACCAATGCTATTAAAAGAAATATCTCCTAATGATACAGGAAATGCATCTTTAAATGTGAAAGATTTATTGCCAATCATACTACTTTTGAGTATACTTATTGTTATGTCAGAAGTCAAGCCAAAACCAGAATCTGCTTCAGAAAGTTCTTTATATCCAGTAAAGTCTTTCGCATTACCAGATTTTCTCATCCAATCATATATTGCCTTCCAATTCTCGAGATTCTCATCTACCTTAAATCTTACTGTAAGAGGAGAATACTGTACAGTAGATGAATATGGAATTGGCGTGAAAGGAGTTGGCTGGAAGACCACATTCTGTTGTAGTCCGGGAATATCTATTGTCTGGGAGAAATACTCTAAATGGGGGATTCTTCGAATAAGAGTCTTGAAGCCAAACTGACTAAGAAAGTTAGGATTAGATATATTACTAGCCATTTTGGTTCCTATTCATTCAACAGTACATTACTGATTATACTGGATTTTGCGGGTAAGTAAAGTAAAAATTGAAAACAGTTTAACCGCCGTGATCGAAAGAAATTTCGTGATTACCATCTTTTCTCTTATAGACACTAAAGCTACCATCTACCCCGCCAGCCTTTTCTGATGCTGCGTTGTATTTTTTGGTGTAATCCAAAACATGTTCAGGTTCTAATTCAAGATGTTTGTATAGATCACCCAATTTTGCATCAAAACTATATGGTAAATCATTGTGGCCAAGTTTAGACCAAATTGGATGCCCTTCTGGTGCATTACCCAATGCGTTGTGGACGTTTCCTGGATGCGATTCAAGATTATCTGATGAAGTAGTAACCGCTTCTAATATTTTTTGCAATAGTTTTCCCAAAATATTTCTCCTTAATGTGATACTACCAGGAGTTTCCCCCTGGTAGTATTTAGTAAAACAATATGTTAGTTTATTACATAATGTTGTTGACGAGCACTCGACGATAGTAAACGTTGGTGTCTTGCTCGAGAGCAGCAGTGGGGCTTGCGTCGGTTGTGCCCTTGGCGAATGGGTTTGGTGCCATTCCGTAGCGAGTCTTGAAGCCGATCTTTGGCTGGAAGGTTGCTGGGTCGTTGGCACGGACCATCTGTAGTGGTACGTATGGGCAATAGAAGAGACCAGCGTCAAAGGCATTTGCGCCCTTGAATCCGGCAACCATGTAGTTTGCACCAGCGTAGGGGTCGATGAAGACCTTGGTACGACCATTGAGAACACCAGCGAAGGTGTAACCTGTGTCGTCGACCTGGAGGTTATTTCCAGCAAGAGCAGGTGTATAGTCAAGAACGCCTGCAGCGTTTAGAGCAGAAGCAACGTCAGAAGAGCAGAGGATCATATTCCCTTTGCCTCTTCTTGTGTCTTTTGCGATCTTGTTAGCTTCACGCTCGATCTGGAACATAAGACCCTTGAACTTTTCAACCATCCAACGACCGTTTGAGTCGGTGTCAAGGTCGAAGATACCAGCGGTTGTTGTCTGTTCAGATGCACCCTGCTTTGCAGTGATGATGATTGAACGGATGACTTCGCGGTTGATTTCAGCGAGAATTTCGGTTGAGAGGATGTTTGATAGTTCCTGCTCAGCGTCGAGACCGTGAATTGCCTTGAGGTCCTGTGCGAGTTCGAGTGAGTATTCAGCCTTGAGGGCACGTGTCTTTGCAGAAACGGTGACCTTCTCGATGCTGAATGACATCTCTGGGAAAACTGCTGTACCGTTTGAACCTAGACCTTCAGCAGTTCCAAGGATTAGACCCATGGTTGTGTTGTAGGTTGTTGAGCCAGAGTTGTTTGCGTTTAGGGCTGTTGTTGGAGCAGTACCAACAGTGTTAGCACCGAAGTCGGTTGCAGCTGAAGCACCAACTGATGCTACGGGAGAGTTAGCGCCACCACGTGAAGCAAATCCAGCATCTGGTTCGTTATAGAAAGCTTCTGTTCCAACCTGGTTTGCATAACGTGTACGCATTGCGAAGATAAGTCCAGTTGGACCTGTCATTGGCTGAACGCCGCAAACGTCATAAGCAATGAGGTTTGGCATAGAACGGCGGACGAGAGAGATTAGAACTGGATCGAAGTTATCGATTGAAGATCCAGTTGAGTTGGTTGGTGTTGCTTCTCCGAGAAGCTGTTGCCCGCCAAACTGACCTGATTCTCTGAGAGCACGTTCGGTGTTCTCAAGAGCATGGGCGGTGACGAATTTACGCTGACCGCTGATCTCTGGAATTTCTTTATGTTCCAGAATTGGCGACCACTTTTTGTATAGTTCTTGTTTAGACATTTTTTATTTACTCCTTAGTGGAATTCTAATCTATTTATAAAGTTTAATCTTTTACGATAGTTTTGCTGATAGCTTGAACGTAGCGATCCATGGGACCATATGGTTGGTTAGATTCAACTTGTGTTTCATCTTCCATAGTTTCTTCTTCAACCAACCTTTGTGGGGTTGTTGACGTTTTCTTGTCAAAGCCAGACTCTTTCACAACACTTAGCTTGTTTCTAAAGTGTTCTTCATTGACAAACTCAAGTGATTCAGAAATGACTTTTAGCTTCTCAACTGCTGTTGCAGTCATGCCTTCAGTTACTTGTGAAAAGATTTCAGACTTAACCTTTTCTTGAATTTGCTTTCTAAGATCAAGATTTGATCTTGCTTCTTCTTCGATCTTGGTCTCAAGAGTTTCAACTTTGGTTACCAAAGCTTCAACAACATCAACCTGGTTCTCAGGAATTTTTAGATTATTTTCTACAAACAGATTATAGATTCCCTGCATGAGAGACTCTGCAATTTCTGTCTTGATTGAACTTTCAATCTCAAGTTTGTTTTCTTTAATCCACTCAGAAGCAACGTACTCTAGATATTTGTCTAGAACATCGGTCATTTCAGAAACAACTGATTCTGCTTCTTCTGCTAGTTTTTGTTCGAACTGCTCTTCGAGTTCAACTCTGGCCTGGATAACACGTGATTCAACAAGAGCGTTGAAAACGTCTGCGGCTTTTGTAGTGAATTCTTCAGAGAGTTGTTTGTCACCAAAGATTTGTTGAATGTCTTCTTTGGTTGCGATTGTTGCAGCATTTTGCGCTGCAGCGTTTGGAGGAATGTTATCGGCTTCATGGCCAATCTGGGCCATTGCATCATTGAAGTAATGAGTTAGATCTTCTTGTCCAAGTTGTGCTAGCATTTGTGTGAGGGTTGAAAGCATCTCTGGACGTGAAGGATTTGGCTTCAAAGTAGCAGCAGCTACTGACGCCGAATCTTCTTCCTTTAATTGTTTTTTCTTTGTTGTCATTAGTTTAAACTCCATTGTTCCTTTTATTTATAATTTCTTTATTTTTAATTGCGATTCCTTTTACGAATCTCTCAAAGATATCAAGCATCTTTTCTTCGTCTAGTTCTCTGCTTGTAACTGCTTGTTCAATCTCTTGTCTTGCTTTTTTAGCAACAAGCAAATCGTTTTCCCAGCAAAAGTCAATGCCTTCCATGATCCCGTTAACGAATGCATCAGGAGCAGAAGGATCTGCAACAATATCAGCAGCTGTTGAGAGGAAGAAATCGTCTTTGACTAGTTTGTAACCCTTACTTGTTTCTTCCAGTGATCCAAGACCACGGGTTGAAACTCCAAGCTTACCGCCTGCTTCTAGAATACCCGAAGCAATCTTTCCCATTGGAGTTGGAAGAATAAGAGCTTTTCCGATAAAGTTATTACCGTCTTTTTTTAAGCTTTCAATAAGATGCGAAACTCTATCTAGATTGATAGAAGGTCCATCTGGATGGCCCAATTCACCAAAAGCCCTTTGATTGTTGATGTGTGAATTGGTGTATTTTGTTGCAGCATTTTCCAAGATTTCAACAGGGTAATATCTACCATTACGGTTCTGGATATTACCCATCATGAAGATACCTTCGATATAAAACTTCTTCTTGCCGTCTTCAGCAGCTTCAGTAATAACCTTGATATCTTCAACTGTTTCTGTGATAAGTTTCATGGCTATCATGCTCCTGGAATATTATATGTGCTGTTTGCACCAAGTGGTCCTCTACCATCTGGACCAAGTTTCTGGAATTCTACAACCAAGAAACCAGCAGTAGCTCCAATAAGGTTTGCAGTAACGTTTGCAGTTGCGTCAATCTTAATCTGTCTACCATTACCTGTAAAGTCTAGATAACAAGTAGAGTCAATAACTAGAACAACGTTGGCACCACGTTTGATTTCCCAATAAGCAGCGTTTCCAGAAGGAGAACCTGCCCAGAGTTGGTTGATTACGAGTGAGTGGACGTTCTCGCTTCCAATTGCTACGTTTGAAACGGAATTGTTTCCCTGGACAATAATGTTTCCAGTATTAGAGTTGGCGTGAATGGACACTGAACCGTTTAGTTTGTTATCCATAATTGTATATGGCATGGTTTATTCCTCTTCAGCCAATCCAAAAGCTTCGGCAATTCTTTCATAGCCATCTTCTTCACCAAGAATATCAATGAAGTGTTTTTTGTTTTCTTCAGAAAGATGTTCAAAGATCTCGGCAATTTTTGGATCATATGATTGTTTAAGAATTCCATAATATCTTGCAGCAGCAGCAAGTTCGCCTTTTTTGTCCTTAGAATCATTAGTTGCACGCATGACTCTTTCGCCATTTTTCCAACCACTACTCCGCATTATTTTTTCTGCTTCTGATTTTGCTTGTTCTGTTGATTTAACTTTTGTTCCACGCGGAAGCTGATTAGCAATTATATTATTGAGAGGATGGTTTTTCATCCATTCTTGCTGAGCAGGATCCTGCGGAGCGTTTTTGCTGCCGAGTTTCAGTGTTTTTTTACCAAACATTTCATTAATCTTATTGCCTTGGGGTTCGTATGAGTTTGTTAATTTTTTACGAGCAGCCTTAGCAGTAGATGTTATGGCCAACCCCTTTCTTGACGATGCTTGTGTTCCAGCTTCTACTTCTGCATTAGCATGATCCCACTGTGATGTCTCGTCTCGTTTAAAACCATCGTCGTTTGCAACTGGAGCGGCTCTAAATGCCCGAGCGGCGGCTTTTCTAAGCTCTTTTCTTTTGATATCAATATCAGAGTATCCGCCAATATCCTCATAGACTTCTTCGTCTTTGCCAGGCTCATAACCGTGGTTGGGTGAGCGTTCGGCAGTTCTGACATTTGATGCTTTAAAAACATCATCACCGTTACCAGCTGGATCAGGATGTTCTACTGTTTTGTGTTTTCTATAGAAGTTTCTGGTTGCTACTGTGTTATCTTCAGGCCCCTGAAGCTCACCTAGTTTTGCTTTTAGTTCTTTGAGTTTCTTTGCCATTATTATTTTCTCGCTTTAGATTTATGGCGAGTTTCTTTATCACCACTTTCCATTTTCTTTTTATAATTTTCTCCAAGATCTTCTTCTTCGTATTCGCCTTCGTAATCTTCGTCATCAAGAAGGTCAAGATCTTCGTCGTCAAGGTCTTCGATGTCTAGATCGTCAAGGTCTTCATCGGAGATATCAAAATCTTCATCCTCAGGGTCAACTCCTTCG